TTGTTCTTTATTTTGTCTATGCCATGCTTCTTTCTTTGTTGCATAACACTCAATGATTTCTATTTCTAAATCTAAACCATAGAACAAACCATGTCCACTGTGTTTTGGTTTACGTTTAGTGTGGTCATACAGTCTTTGCTTTGGGTTTTGAGTTTCGCCTACATAAACTACTTTACCTTCCTGAATTAATTGATATACGTAATACATTGTTTTATTTTTATTTTATATATTCTTTCTTACTAAGCTCTTTCAAGCCAGTTTTTTAACTCAGGTTGTACAGGTTTATATTCTTTATATGCATTACCTTTATAAAGTTCTTTTTCTATTACGATGTTTATATGTGGTTTGTTTTGTTGTTGAACATTATCCTTAATAAGTTTCTCTAATTGAGTTACCTCTTCATTAGTTAAATTATAAAGTAGTTCTTCAAAACCAGTTGTTCTACTTATCCAACCATTAGTTATCCAATCAGTAATCCATTCACTATTCATTAACGATGGTTTATTACCCTTATTTTTTATCTTATTTGTTTTCTTATTTATTATAGTACTCAGTTCTGAGTGGTCCTCAGTGCAATTCTGAGTGGTGCTAGGTGCAGAAATGAGTGGTGCTTCAGTTACTATTGATAGATCCTCAGTAATATCACTATTCATTAATGATGGCTGCATAACATCTGCAATAGGTAAAATTGTAATAAATCTTGTAGTTCTTGTGACTTCTTTCTTTACATAATTAGTAGAGATAAGATTCCATCTTTTAAGTTCATCAATCTTTCTACCTACTTTACCTACACCCCAATGATTCTTATCTGCGAACCATTTATTAGATGCTGTAACTGAACCTCCTAATTTTTTAGAATGCTCACCCATACTTAAATTGAAAATGCGACCGTATAGAAGTTTAGCTCCGTCGCTTAAGCCTTTAAATTTTGCGTCATCAAACGCCTCTGTAATTTGAAAATAATTTGTCATGTTTTTTAATTTTTTTTGTTAACATTGATTGGTACATTTATATTTTTTGTTCGCAAGGACTAGTCATTAATGATTGATCCTTTGTTTATTATATATCTTTTTTGCAAATAGTTTTATGTAAAGACAAGAAAAGGCCGATAAACCTAAGTATACCGACCTTTTCGAATCAAAAAATATAAAATGTACGTCAAAAATTAAACCTAAAGTAAAATTAAAAAACGTAGTTCTTTCTGCGAAGAGGCGAACCATACCTCTGTTTATTATATATCGTTATGCGAAATTGTTTACATATAGAGTTGTTCCTTCTCCAATTAAAACACCAGCCTTAGTAAGCTTGTAGTTTACTTCTGTGTTCCAATATAGATAGGAATTAATTGTTGGAAATAAAGCTGTACCAACTCCGTCTATAAGTGTTATAGGTGAAGTATAAGTAGCTTGTTCTATTTCTAATTCGTAATCTCCGTTAAATGTTTGTGGATCTGGTCCTACAGTAACATCGTAAGTTACAGCATCTGCTTTGCATTCTATAGTTAATATCATATTAGTAGTAAGATTTTGTTGAGTTCCACACGGCTTCTATTTGTGTTGAGGTTAATTCATCAGTATAAACTTGCACATGTCCTAAACTTCCACTAAATGGATCGTTAAAGGATGTTGAGAAAGGTTGTACACCGAATGTCCAAGGAGATGCAGAATCAAATGGATTACCACTTGTTGGAGTAGCTGTTCCGCTTCCGTAATGATCATATGCAGTAGTTACATCACCTATAGTCATTGTTTGTAAACCAGTTGTAGCATTATAAGTTAATGCCATCATTGCCCATACACTAGCACCAGGTTGAGTAACCGATGCTCCTACTCCTTGCCAACCTCCGTTAGTACTTAAATAATTATTCCAATTACCTCCGTTTTGTTCATTAGCAATAGATCTGTTACCAGCACCACCAATTGTATCATTCCACTTAAACATAAATGATCTTCGGTTCGTGTCAGCAACATTAATCCATTGTATGATTGTAACATCTGATAGCGGATCTCCTATGTCTCCCCATTCAATTCTATTATCTCCACTTCCTGCGAAGTTATAATAAGTTCCGTCGTGAGTTACATTAGTTAAGGTTCCATTATTTCCATTTCCACTTGCATCAGGTACAGTAGTTCCTGTTGGTGCAGTTGCTGGATCTATAGAGAATAGCGGAGTTGGAGTATAAGTACCTGTGCTATAATAATCACCTAAGTTATTGTGTACACCATTACTAAAGGTTCTTGTTTGCTGACCTCTCCAGAATACAAATTCATTATGTAAGTTTCCTGTAAATTGAATTAGCTGACGAGTACCGTATGCATCAAATGCTAATGCAGGATTACCTGGACCAGCTTGTCCACTACCTGCATTATAAGTAGAATTTACAAAACCTTCTAACTTATTTACTGGACCACTTTGAGGCGTATCATCAAATATCCTTAGTGTTACACCAGCATGTCCAGCAGAAGGACCAAGTAATCCATTTCCACCTACTCCTAAGTTTGCATAAGCAATATTATTTGAGAAAGGATACACAGGATAAATGTTATCTTGTTCATCACCTAAAGCAACTTGTGTTGTACCATTTACACGATTAAATGTAAAGGTACCTAATCCATATACATCACTCTGTACATTAGAAATAAGTGGCATATAATCATCAGCACCATCAAATTTAATTGCAACTTTACTATTTAGTGTTTCAATAACTCCGTTAGTTACTATAATAGGTTGACGAGTACTTGTAGTTTGTTCTGCGTGATGTCCGTTTCCAGTTTGATCATACCATTTTTCTACATAAACTGTATCAGAGCCTGCATATGTTTGTAGTGCAGTTGTGTCTAATTCATTTGTTGCTGCATCATAACCTATATCTGTTGCTGTTGCTCCAGACTTAACAACTTTAACTAAAGGACCAGTATAAGTACTACTTAACCTACGTGCAGCAGAGTAAGCAACCTCAGCACCAGTATAATCATCAAGTAAACCTGTAAAGGCAGGAGCAGTTACTGCAATGTAATCTTGTTTTAATTCTCCATCACTACCTTCTGCATTTGTTACAGTTAACTCAACATCAAAGTCTCCAATTGAATTATAAGTAATAAGTGGATTTTGTGCAGTAGATGTTGCAGGTGTTCCTCCTTCAAATTGCCAACTCCAGTCTGTAATCGCAGGTCCTCCGTTAGTTGTAGAAAGATCTGTATATTGAACATCGTTACCAGTTTCTAATGATAAAGGTAAACCTGAGAATTCTGCTGTTGGAAGGACCACACCGTTACAAGCTTCATCTGCAATTGCATACCACCAAGAACCGTTTACAGGTTGAGAGATGCCATAATAATTTGCTAATGCAATTACCCATGAACTATTCACAGGTTGTGTTATGCCTAACTGCTCACATAGAGTTTGCAGCCAAGATCCGTTTGCTATTTCTGTTGCTCCTAATGCGATTGCGTATGCAGAGATCCAACTTCCATTATTAGGAGCTGTTACTGATCCGCCACTTGCGCATTCAACATAGTCTTTAGTGTGTACCTATATAAACTGTGGCAATGATTACCCAGTCACTACTTGTAAGATCTCCAAAGATTGCTAAAGCTGTTGCAGTAAAAAATACAAAGAGTTTCTTACTTAACCAATTGTTTAGGATTTTGTCTAGTTTTCCCATCTTTACTTAAATATATTTTTAGTTTACTTATGTTCGTTTTAGTTGCCTGTGATTGACGTGGAAGGACCACAGTCCGAACATTCACCCCATCTTTCTTCATAATATGTTTCGTTATTTCTTGGTACAACTAATCCACTAAAATATGGATTTCTTTTATTTGGCATCATTCCATCTGTACCAGGATTCTGATAAAAAGGAAATAAGTTAGGATTGTCTTGGAAGAAGTTTAATAATCTTTTGTTATAAAACTCTGCTGTGTCCAATGTACTTTGTCTTAAGTATTGTAACTCATCTAAAGTAGTAGGGCTAGTTTCCTCTGACGTCCCATTTAAGATGCCTTGATTAGCGACCTTATATTTTATACTAGGTAACATTAAATAGAGCGCGTACTGCATTAAAGTAGGTCCTATGTAATCATTAAGTAATGCTTTTTCATCTGCATCTAAGTCATCAGCAATTACACCGTCTTTTAATCTTGTGTAAAACTTTGTACCTAGAGTATCTTGCATGTAAATATCCTGAGCTTGTAAAATGAACGGAGTAATATCATCCATCCTAACATTATCGTCAAGCTGAGTCCATTGCTTCATTCTTTGTTCTGAAACTAGTAATGCTGTATTTGCCATATTATTCGTTTGCTATATTTGTTATGTTTTCTTCTACTGCTGGATCATCTGCATCTGTACCTATAATCATTGGTACTGGTTCTACTTCTAACCTAACATTATATCCTGCAAGGTTTAGTAAATATCCGTATGTATCTAAAACTTTGCTTTGTTTTGGTCTTACAACAGTATTCATAAAGTGAGAATACGAAGTGATTATTTCATCCGAGTTAGATGAGAAACCTGCACCATCTTTGATACCGAGGAGTAAAGGAGATGTAATTCGATGAGCAGTAAGGATGCGAGAAGTTATCCTTGCCTCGAGAGTAATGTAATAATCATCATTCGCATTCTCTATAGGAGTAACTTGTAATTCCTTTCCTGGTTCAGAGAACGCTAAAAAGAATCTACCCGCATTTTCTTCACCGCTAAACGTATCATCTATCTCATTATAAATATCTCTACGTTCTTCTGGTGAAGGAATTCCATTTCTAAACTGTACAAACATAGACGGAGCTAATCCATTTGAAATGTTTGCATTATGGAATCTACTTACACGAGCATCAAGTTGTATATCATTAACACCACCAATATATGCAGGTAGTGGATAAACATCATTACCAGGAGTATAGTTCATACAGTAATAAATTTGACTTGCATTATCTTTTTTATTATCTGTAGCATCAAAAGCTTTATACTCTACTGCTTTATGTTTTCTTATCTTTTCCCAATCAGAGCAATACCAATAAGATTCTACTCTATCTTCATCATTAGGTTTTCCAGATCTTACATTAGCAAAAGGTATATGATAGATCTCTGCGATTCTTGTTCCTTCTTTATTCCAAATAACATTTACAGAATAACCACCGTATAGTGTATAATCTAATGCAATTTTAGAAAAGATGTCGTTAATTGTTTCTCCATCGGTATTGATATACTCAACACCATAATCTTTAATTCCTTCTCCGTATATTCCATCCTTAATTGCATCAATACAAGTATGGTTCATTGCTGAGGTATCATATAACTCAATAAGTGTTTGTGGGAATAGGTTATCTAATCCAAACTTAATGTAATCTTTTCCTCTTTGTTCTTGGATAACTGGTAAATCAATAGCTTCAAACTTAGAGCCTTTGATTGAATATAATCCTTCTGGGTTTGTGTTTCTCATATTACTTTTTAATAATTAGGTCTATAGTAAACCGTACTTTCTCTTTCTTCGTTATTACTTACATAATCTGTTGTTCCTAAATCTCCTCCAGGTTGTGTTATAAGTTTAACAAAGCCATTATAAGGTCCTAAGGTCCAAGAGTAATAACCGTTTGTATGTTTATCTTTAAATGTTGAATCTACAGTAATTATAAAACTCATGTATCTATTATTTTGTACATCTAAAGTTACTGCTGTACTTGCATCAATTATAGGTGTTTGGGAGTATTCACTAGTCATAGTAAATGTCCAAGTATAATCAAAAGCAACGTCTGCATCATTAATGTAAAGTCGCATTGTTGTACCGTCAACGGTTGTAGTCATATCTTAACCTTTATTTATACTAAGAAATATAATTTCTCAAGGAGTTGTAACTACCTAATATATATTGTATGGAAAAAAAGATAAAGTTTGGTGAATTTACTTGCAATGTTACTACAAAGCTTAACGGATTAGATGATCCTATAGTAAAGTTAGTGTTAGGTAAGATAGGTAATTTAGATTGGAATGATTATAATTTATATGTACATGGAAGCATTTTAAAGGACTCTCCTGCTAATGATATAGATTTAACTATTACTGGTCCACAAGATCCTACACGAGTTAACTACCTTCTTAGAGAATGTATTAAGATAGGTTATAGTCATAATGTACAAGTTGACATTAAGTATCTTTTAAGTGGAGAGATCTTTGATTACGAAACCCACAAACCGGGTGAAACCCACACGGTTACATATGCTAACTATAAGCCTTCAATTAATGTAAACGGAAAGACTTTTAATTATGGTAAATCTTTTAATGGCTATTGGATTACTCAAAGTACATGGCCTAGTAAGAAATCTCATCTTAGTCCACATTCACCAGAGTTAATTCAATGGCATTAAAAAAGGGTACCTAAATTAATAGATACCCTCTTAATTTTATTATTGTATTGCTTATGCTTCTACAATAGTACTAGTAACTTCGAATGATGGATCTTCTTCCATTCCACTAATTACCAATTCGTATCCGTTTCTGTCACCGTAAGCGGTACCAGATAAAGATGAACCTGAAGTCATAAATGCTCCTCTTTTAACACCAACAGAGAAATACTTGTCGTTGTTATCTTTGAAGACAACTACCATGTTAGTTGCTTGAGCCATCAATAAAATTTGATCTCTCTTTACAGCTTCCATTTTGTTGAATATCATTGTAAGAGCTTGGTCATAAAATACTGTACCATTCTCTTGAGATACATTAATCGTTTCGGTAAATGAACTAGTTTGTCTTGGAACTTCGAACTCAAAAAAGTCACTAGGCGCGAGTGCGGAACCACCTACAGTAATTGCTGTGATAGTACCTGAGGTTTCAGTGATAGATTCAACTGGTCCGTTAGCGATAAAGATTTTATCAATACCACCGTTAGAGTCGTTACAGTCTAAAGTGAAACCTGCTGTTAAATTGCTACATGCCATAGTTTACTTGTTTTTTTTAGTTTTAGTTATTAAGCCAAGTCGTTAGTTCCGAATTGATCTACTTGAGATACGGCTACACCTAATCTCCATTTAGCGATGAATTTTACTACATCTTGTCCTTTATCGAAAAAGAACTGTACTGTTGAAGCATCATCCTCTAAACCTGTACCAGCAACGATCATTGAAGCAGGACCTGCACATACATAGTTAGAACCAACTAATCCGCTAGTCTTTACTACTTTAATGTTAGCACCTGGTAATTCGAAAGATCTTCCGTCGCCTTGGTCATAGTGGTAATAGTTTTGAGCAACTAAAGCTCTACGTAACGTGTTAAAGTTAGCAGGAGATACGATCATAATTAAATCGTCTCTGTCTTTAGAAGCTTCGTTTACTGCATCAAAGATATTTAACGCTTGCTCTACAGCATTTGTTAAAGTCCATGCAAGTGGGTTAGCAGATAAAGTTGCACCGTTTGCAGATGTTACTTGGTCTTTAATACCTGTTCCTGTTCCGTCGCCATCGATAAGATAAGCTTCGTTGTACTTAGA